CAACCTTTTTGCGTACCTTTGACAGGGATTCGTTTTGTCGCACAATTGTTGCCCGCCCGCCCGTGTTTTTGATGAGGCGGCGGCGGTTCGAATATGCGCCAAATTCTGCGCCGCCGAAAAACGGGTGTTTGGCACCGCCTGCGTTGACACGTGCGGCGACGCCTGACCGTGAGGCATCCATTGACTGTGCGGCCTTCGCTGCCATAGGCGACACGCCACCCGCTGCACCTTTTGCCTTACCGATAACAAAATCGGCGACTTTATAGTTCAGGTCTTTGAGTTGGTCCGTACCGTTTGGGCCGCCTGCGGCCTGCGCCTTTTTTATTTCACGCCGTAATTCAGCGAGGCCTGTCACGTTTATTGTATCGGCGCTACGTACTGCGGGCATTGTTCACCTTCTAGCCTGTTTGCGGGACTCCTCAGCCTTTGTTTGTAGCACGTCAACCATTGCCTCAAACACGCCGTCAGGGGCGTCTAGAAGCGCTTGTGGTGCGATGCCTGTTTCCACCGCCACTTGCGCCACTAGATACGTTACGGAGTCCCGACGGTAGGGTTTGCGGTTGCGTCTAGGTCAATATCTGCAACACTGTCGAGGTATTCGTCGAATGTTTGCGTTGTTTGGTTCTGCCGTTTGTCGGCGGTCCATGCCAACCAAAGCACGTGTTCCATTTTTTGGTCCTCGGAAAACGCACGCCCCAAACCCATCCCGAATTGGCGCTCGAATGCGACGATATGCGGCGCGCCTATGCGGTAGGTGTGCTTCGTTCCGTCTGTTTTTGTTACTGACAACTGCCAAGTCAGCATTTTAGTTAGTTCCCCACGTGACGGCGCCCGTGATCTGCAATGAGGCCGAGAACGTCACCAAATCGGCGACGGCGCTAGATACTTCATAACTAGCGACGAAACATTCACCGCTAACTTTTGGCAAACCTGCGGTGGTGCCTGCGGGGTGGTACTCAAACGTTGAGGAGGTGGCGAGGCCGAGTAGTGCGGTCATCTGCGTGTTAAGAGTTGAATCCCATTTTCCAGCGATGCTAATGGTGTCACCGTTGCGCAATGTTCCCTGAAACGTTTTTGAGGTTGCACCAAATGTGGTGGTTTCGGCCATGTCGGTTGTGTTGGCGATGCCGCTTACGGTGTCAATGTAGGCCGAAATGTCGGTCAATGATCCTGCGGCGTTGTCGAGTTTGAACGCAGTGTTTTTGGCTGCTACGAATGCCATGTTGTGTTGTCCTTAGTTACGGGCCAGGGAAACCTGGCAGGTGAATTGTGGAAGGGTTCCGCCCGCAGTATATGAGGCGCGTACGTATCGGTTGACGGTACCACTGAAGGTGATGGTTTCTGAGGTTGCCGCCGATGCCGAGGTGAACGAGGCCAGCGTGGTCCACGTTGAACCGTTGCTGGAATGTTGAACAATTACGGCCAGCGTAGGTGTGGTACCACTGACGGCCGTAATGTGGAGGTTGGCGCGACCACCGTTTGTTGTTCCAGCGGTGTTGTCAACGGTGGTGCCGTTTCCTGTCGCCGAAACAACGGCGAGGTCCGAGAGACTCACACCAATTTCTGGCTGTTCTGCTGCGCCTAACGACATTGAGAACTGAACTAGATCGGAGACAGAACTAGAAACCTCATACGTGATGGTTTTAGCGGGTAACAACCAGACCGAGTTACCTACCGCAAAACCTGACGGCGCCACGCTAGTTGGCACTGTGCTAGTTGCTGAAACGGCCGCAGTGATATTGGCCCACACTGAACCAGCGCTCGTTGTGTTATCAAATAGGCCATCCACATTGAGTGCGTAATCGTTGAGGCCTGGCACGAACGTTTTGTTGGTGTCGTTCAATGTTGTTGCGTCGAGCATTTCAACGGTTGCTGAGGGTGACACGGTGCGCAGAACAGATGCCAGGCTATTTGTGCCGTAGATAATTCTGGTTTGGTTGCTTGAAATGAACGCCATCTTGTTTGGTCCTTATGCGGTCACGGTCACTGAGAAGTCAACAAATAAAAACGAAGTGCCATCTGGGTTGTTTACTGTCCCTACATTAGCGGCCTCAGTAACACGGGTGTCCATAGCCGCGCCGCCCAATGTCGGGTCCGCTTCTATCACTGTTTTTACTGAACCAGCGCCTGTGCCTGCGATGTATGTTTCTAGTTTGTTTTGAGCGCTGCGGTCATCTGCACGCGCCACAACTAGCGTGACCGTGAATTCGATACTGTCGCAACCACGGGCGAACGTTGAGTCGTAGGCGACACGATCTAAGGCTATTACGGCGGCGGGAAAGTTCGGGTTGTCGGGGATGACTTCGTAAACCCTGAGGCCTGAAATGTTGCCTAGCCGTGTGGCGAGTCCTGAACGTAGCGCCGATATTGCAGCGGGCATCAGGCCACCACGTATGTTTTGTATGGCGCAACCATTGCTGCGACGTCGGGATCAATTCGTCGCACAACAATTGCGCCGAGGTCGCCGAAACCTGCGACGCCCAGCGGGGAGTCGAGGCGTTTGAATTGGCGCGCCGCTAATAGAACGGTGGCCTCGCGTATGGCGTCAGGTATCGCAGGCCATCCCCATTTGGCGGTGACCTCAATTAGTGCACGCCCGTTGCCCGCAACAGGGAACCAGGTGTCAAGTGCGCGTAGCAGTGTGATCGGTTCGTTTTGTGCGGAGGCGTTTGTTGGTTCAGTTTGGTAATCGGTGCCTGCGGTCAGTGTTGTTGAGTAGGTGCCGATCATGTTGTCATCTACTTTGACAACTAGGCCTGTGGTAGTTGCAATGTCATCAACGAACACAAACGCGCTGCGGTTCGCTGCATATGTGCGGGCGCTAGTTGTTCCGTCAATGTAGAAACGGCGTGAACATTCGCCATCTATTCGACGCGACGCGGCTTCTACCGCATTTTCCAGCAATGTGTCATCAATGCTGTCGGTGATACGTAACGCGGCTTTGACCTCGGCGAGGGTGCAGTATCCGTTCGTGATGGCCATTTAGTCGCTCACTAACTTTGAGACAGTGCAGGAACCCGTCGCAGTGACGGCGTAAAGTGCGGCAGCGGGTGGAAGTTTGATAGACAAAATATTTTGACCGTCAAGAATGAACCCGTCGGCGGTAGTCACACCGAGTGGCCCGATACGAACGTGCTGGCCTGCGCTGATGTCGCACGAAATAGAAATGGTGCATCCGTCAGCGTCTGTTTGGTGAATAAGTGCGGCAGTAGTTGAGGCCGTCATCTGTCCCGCTACTAGCGCCATCGTCACGCCTTACGTGCGCGAGTGGATGGTTTTGTTGCGGTTTCTTTTACGGGGTCCACTGCGGCCGTTTCGAGTTCGTCGCACAATTCCGCAAACCCGTTGCCGATCATGTCGGCGGCCACGTGTTCGGCAACGTCAATGACGCCGCCACGTTCTGGCCATTCTTGCCCGTCAATGGTGCCAGTGATATTTACTAACATTTTGATCTTCATGCTGCAACCTTTACAAAAAAAAGTGGGTGGGTGAACGGTTCACCGCCGCCGCGTCTCACGCGGCGGCGGTGTCCGTCAATGCTCAACGGTTTAGGACCGTTGCGGCGTTAGCGCATCAGGAAGCGCCACCGATAAAACACTTCACGGCGCCTGTTTGGTCAACCAACACGCCATCGGTGCGCAGCGAAACACGGAACGTGCGAACGCTGTAATCGAAGGCGAAATCGTCAGAGACCGCAACTTCAATGCCGTTGACTTCACGAATGAAATATGACGGCAGGTGACCGAATAGCACAGACTTTGCCGAGGTAGCAGGGCTGGCCATTGAGTCGTTGATATGAACAGGGAAACCGAGCAAGGTGTCTGCAACACCATTGAGGCCAGGCGCGAACAAATACTGGTTCGTGGTGTCCTTCAATTTACGTGCGGCACTCATTGCGGTTGAGTTCATCATCCAACCGCAACCTGGCTGCGCCTTGTAGGTGCTTGAAACCGAGTAGTTGAGATCGATCAGGTTGTCGGCGGTGAACGCACCAGAAACGCTGGTGGAACCTGTAACGCCTGTGGTCGAGTTGGTCACGATGCCGTATGGCTTGCTGGAACCGTCACCCGTGGTCATGTGGCCACGTGTTGCGACACCGATCGCCAAACCTGCCTGGCGTGCCAGGAAGCCTGCCACGTCAACGGTTGCATCTTGCGCGAGTTCGTTCGACATTTGAACGAGTACGACGTACTTGTAAGCGTTGAGGGTTGCGGTTCCCAATGTCGGGTCCGAGGCGCTGGCCTGTGCAGCCTCGCCAACAATGCTGGCGGTGCTAAATGCGGTCGACTTCGGAATTGCTAACGCCTCACCACTTGCGGTGGTCAATACGGTTGCATAGTTGCGCACAACGTTTGCCTGGACCAAATGTTCAACAATGCGGTCGTACACAGACGAAGGCACCATTGTTGCGCTTGACTTAGTGATCGATCGCTTTTCAAATTTGGCGGTGCGCTGTTCACCTGACAACAAACGGCGGACCGTCATATCGTCCTGGTCAACTTCTGCGGCAGCGCCACCGAGGTTGGCGGGCACGCCGAGGCGGTTGCGGCTTTCTTGAATGTCACGGTCGCGGGTTTCGGCGTCAATGATGGCCTTGATGCGGGCATCTTTTACGTCGAGGTCTGCGTTGATACGGTCAAAAGTTTGGGCTTCCTCGGCGGAAAGGTCGCGCTTTTCAGCGGTGGCAACGTCAAGCAGTGCCTTAGCCTGCTCCCATGCCTTCGCCCTTTGTTCTGACAATTCGGCGATAAATTCGCTCATGGTTTTTTGTCCTTTGTGTTTGGGGGTTTTGGTGGTTTGGGGTTCAGGTGGTGACGTTCTGCGGTGGTGCCAACCGTCGCTGGTCCGAGCGCGCCGTTCCGTTCTGAGTTCTCACGCTTTGCGGGCGTAGAGATCATTCATTCGACGTGACACCGATACGGGCACAGTGGCCGCAGGTGTGTTGTCGTTTTCTTTTTCTGCGGTGCGAATAGTCGCGCCGCTAGTGCCAGGGTAAGCAGGAAAACCTGTTACCACTGAGACTTCGTGCAAAATTATCTCGGTGAGGGTTCGTTGCGCGCCATTCTCTGACCACACGTCACCGCCACGCGGAACACTGAAACCAAAACTCATGCCGTGAACGTCGCCGCGTTGCATGAGTGCCGACAGGTCACGCGCATAAGTGGTGTCTGGAAATTCACCCTCGACCAATAGCCCGCGGTTGTCCTCGGTCACTGTCACTGTGCCTGAACGTGTTGAACCCAGCACCATGTCGGTGTTGTGGTTCACGAACATCCGAA